ATTCGTTCCGATGTTGTACCTCTTAGGTATTTACCCAAGGGTACAAAAACCAGTCCCGTTCTTATCTTCAACGAAGATAAAACAGAGTACAAAGGTATAGAAATCTTAAAGCGTGATAATATCCGCTCTAAAGATATTTCTATTTTATATCGTGATACGAGTTGGAACTTGTTAGCCAAAACGTATTTACGAGAAACATCCTCTTGTATATTTGGTCAAGGAGACTTCACCAGTATATTTAAGGATAAGAGAAGGAAAACTAAGTTACCTGACTTACCAGTCGGTACTATTAGTTATATCCAAGAGCCCTCATGTAAATTGAGAGCTGTTGCCAACGTGAACTTAGCCATTCAAGCAATGGCTGAACCACTGAAGGTTAAAACGAAATATTTAATTGAGAGTCAATCTCAAGTAGATACACGTGACCATGACGCAGGGCGTCATAAGGTATATAAATGGTTAAAGCAAGGGAAAACAGTATATGCTTTCGATGCTTCTAACTTTACTGAAAGATTACCTTTAAAGTCTCAATTGAGAGTATTAGAGGGTCTTAAATCTGCGGGTTTTATCACACCCTATGATTATGATGTTTTTGTAACTGCCTCTAAGGGTAGGTACATTGACACTTTGAGAGAAGAATCATTAAAATATGAAGTGGGCCAACCACAAGGGTTCGGACCATCATTTAATGTCGCGACGCTTACACATTTATGTATCGTCTTAATCTCAGTTACAACACGCTCCCAATATGATAAATTTAGCATAATTGGAGATGATATTGTAATAGCTGATAAAGATCTTGCAGATGCTTATATTAAGCATATGGAAGTCTTAGGAGTAGAAATCAATAAAGAGAAATCTCTTATATCTGATGTCGTATCCGAATATGCCGGCAAAATGATCACAAAGGAAGGAATTTTCCTTTCTGCCAAGATCAAGCATATTTCTAATGATAAATATAGCGTCAAATCGGGTAAAGTAACCGAAAAATTACTTTCTCATATGCGCTTTTACGGTAATACCAATGCATGGAAAAACTTTTCTGATGCACAAAAATATTACGCCTATAAATCAATACTTCCACTTTATATGGGTGGGCTTGATTTTAAAATTCCAACTGATACTATCAAACAAAAGTTTGATCGTATTGATTGGGTTTCAATAAGGAGACAGTTTATCCGTAAGGAATTCGATTCCTATATAGATCAAAACTCACGAACCGATCTTTTGAATCATTTACAGTGGATTTACAGCTTTGATAAAATGGTCAATGACGATTTTCCTCAGCAACTTAAATACACTGATTTCAAAAGATACTTTGGGACTGAAGTTGTAGAACATGCATCATCAGGTTTGCCAAGATTCACTCTTGGTCCGGATGAAGTTCTATTTAAAGGCCTACTGTCACACTCTTCTTTCGGAAGGTATGATAGAGATGGCTCTTTAGTACCAAATGCCGGCTACAGGAATGTCTTAGACATCCTGCAGCAGACGGCTATCACCTCTCATCTCGGAGAAGGTGTACCTCTTAACCCAGATCTAGTAGAAGATGATGACTCATCATCATACTATGATCTATCCAAACACCTTAGCCCAATTAATAAAATATTAATTGACGCTGGGTTATCTCAGGACGTTATAAACCAGTTCTTTGATAAAAAGTCCGGGTATATTGATCATGATAAGATCAATGTACTTAAACTAGTATCAAATTTAACTCTACCTATCTCTAGGGAGTTAGATTATGATGTTCAAGGCAAATCGCCAAAGGAAATTAACTATGAACAATACACAAAACCAGCAGACTCCACAAACGGAGGCTATCAACAGCCAAAATCAGAACCAAAAGGTAGTTTCTACCCAAGGATTCGATAAAACTGTAACTTCTAAGCCTAAAGCTAAAGCTAAGAAGGGATCTAAACCAAAGAAAGTTTCTAAGGAAACTTTAGTTGAGTTCAAGATGAACCAAGGTTTCAAATCTTCTGAGAAGATTATGATTCCTGGTGACGCTAGACCAGCATACCGTGATCTTTCAGTCTTAGACATAAAAGACACGCCTATTGCGGTCCAAGAAATCATTAATAATACCGTTGATGTAGTTAACGGTTTATTAAGAGATAATGAGAAACAATACGAGTCAGCTAATCGCAAGCTGCACGAATCTGTTCTTAGATTACTTGCTATAAGTCCTTTTATATCATCAGATGATGCCATTAAAGAGATTAAGGCAAGAGAGTCTTTCAAGCAAATCCGCGAAGAGGCTCTTCACGCACTTGGTTATTGGAAAGAGGATAAATCTTCCGATAATACAGTCGAAGCTGAATAAGCTTAAAGTGT